TAGCAGCATTATCAGTCAATAAAGGCTTTAATGCCTCCAGACGTTTAGAGAAAGGAATTGATGTGTTAGATATCGTTTCAAAAGAAATCCCCAAAGCATCCATTCTATCCTTTGCCTCCTTTGGAAGCGCGTCTGGTGCTGAAAGCTTCAACATTACGTTACGAAGTGCTGTACCAGCCTCTGCCCCTTTCAATCCTTTTGAAGCCAAAGCCTCAACCAGTGCAGTTGATTCCTCAATTGAAACGTTTGCTGTCTTTGCCACTGCTCCAAATTTCAATAAAGCCTCAGTTACTTGAGGGATTTCAGCAGCTCCAAATAATGCTCCATTTGCTAGTACATCAATGAACTTCCCAGCGTCCTCTGCTGGAGCTCCGAATTGGTTCATCGCATCAGTTAACCTAGTTGCAGCATCTGTAAGCTCCAATCCAGAGGCTTGAGAAAGAGTAATTGCCGATTGCGTAACTGCATCTAGGGCTGTTGCGTTCTCCAATAATTCTGGCTTAGCTGAGGCTATAAGCTTGTAAGCTTCAATTACTTGAGAGGCTCCTCCCTCAACTCCTTTCCCTAGCTCAATTGCTTGAGTTTTAAAGAACTCCAAATCCTTACCAGAGGCTCCAGTAATTGCAACTAAATCAGCTATTTTTTGGTCGAACTCAACTATTGTTTTACCAGCCCCTTGTACGATTGAACCAATACCAAAAGCCAGTCCCAGTTGACCTAGTCCAGATTTCAGTTTATTGATTGCGCCAGAGTAATTACCAACGTTTCTAAAATTATCCCCAACTGTAGTATCAATTTTCTTTAAAGCTGCATCACCTTGTTGGGCAGCCTTAGTTGCATCTCTGTAACTTGCCGATAATCTGTGCCATTCTTTTGAGTTCTTTTGACCAGCGACCTCCAGAGCTCTTAATTGAGCAGCATATTCCTTGCTTTCGTTTTTTAATCTCCGAGTGTTTGCCTCTAATTGCTTGTAAGCACTGGCTTCATCCTTGGCAATTTTTTCTAATTTGGCAGCTTGTCTTGCAGCTTTCTCGTCTGCAGAGGCTTGTTGTTGTGCAGTACGTAGTGTTTGTTGCTTAGTTTTCTCCTCTTGTTGCGCCAGAACTTCTTTCTGTTGGCTTGTTTTAAGAGCCTCCTGGTCAGCTTTTGACTTGGCTTGTACAGACTTTGCCAACATCTCCTCCGATTTGCTCAGCTGTTGATTAACCTTTAATTTCTCTTGGTCCAATTTCAGCGACTGTTGTTGTATTTTTTGAGCTTGAGCTACTGATTTCGTGAAAGCTTCTATCGATTTTGAATTGTCGAACTTAGCCCCTCCAATAGACTCCTTTAAAGCCTTTGAAGTTTGCACAAATTCTGCATTGATTTTCTCAATAACTTTTATCGTTTGTTGTGCGCTCTCTCGGATTGAAGAGAATATATCGTCCTCAACTATGTCTGTTTTTTTAATTTGCCTTGCCATAAACTTCTAAAATGTTAAAATATTCCTCTGCTGTTATCTCTTTCGGATTCAATCGGTAACCCATCCATTTAGCCAGATGAATTAAAGAAACCTCGATTGACATTCCTTTCCCCATATTGGACAACATATCTTGTAATTTGATCTCCTCAAGCTCTATTTTAGTGAGCTTAAATCTATCACGTGTAATTATCCATTCAAGCTGGGCTAAAGCTTTCTTACGCAGCAGCTCCAGGTATTTTTTGTATGTTGGGTTAAGACCATATTTATTCAGATAACTATCGTAAATTGTTGCCCATTGCTCAGCGTCATCGAAGCCCCACTCACTATCATCTGGATTGTTAACCCTTACGTAGTTGTATTCGCCATTATTACACATCATCCAGTTGTAAAGTGGAAGATCGTTAATCGATTTGTAACGTTTTACGTGCAAATTCTCTGTACTTGTCTGCGAGTTCCAATTTAAAGAACTCCAAATTTTCCTCCGTAAGCCCAATAATGCCATCCCCATATTTGTAAAATAAATTATCATCCCCTTTAATTGGGTCTGCTTCGATTACTATGCTGTCGCTCAATACGACAATATACATACTCTTGAAAAATTCTCCAGTGTCCTCCAGAGTATAATGCTCTCCAAATTTCTTACGTCCTCCAGATAAAATTTCAGTATAAAGAGAATATTCTCCGATAATTTCTTCGTCTTCATCAACCCCTCTTTTACGTAATTGGTCGTCTTGAATCCAGCTTAAAATATCTTTTTTGAAGGCTGGAGTGAACGAATCATACCAAGCCATCGCATCGGATAAAAGTGCAATTTTCCTCAATTTTTCTCCCAATAAAGTGTCCATAAAATCTATCATACAGAAAAAATCATCTTTGAAATTGACCTCCTACGGCCTTGATTCACGTGGCATCCACGACTTCTCCATTTTCACAACCAATGTGTTGTTAAACTAACAAAGTTGCTTAGAAGTGAAAAAAAATGCCTCCTCGTTGATTTCGTAAATGTACAAAAAAATGGATATTATTCACTTTTTAACACAAAAAAAACGTGTGAATTGCTCCACACGTTTTTAAATTTTAATCGTTAATCGACTTCTTTTTGCGACTTGGATTTGCTCTTTTGTGAGCTTCTTTTACTACCAATTTAGGTAATTTCGGAAACAACTTATACGCATCTTCCAAGGTAATTGATACAAGTATTTCTACATTGAAACCAACTTTCCCAATCTGGATAATCATTACAACCCCAGATTAAAGAGCAGTGAATGAAGTTGAACCGATGTAACCATCTTTCGATAAAGTCAACACCATAGCGTCACCAGTAGTCGCAGTAAACGATACTGTATAATTACCATCCGTATTCTCAACAACTGCTGAAATTACAACTGGCAATCCGTTTCCAGTCAACGCGAAGTCTGCCAATAAAGCTCCTTTGAACTTGATTTTACTCAATGCAGTTCCGTAGTCTAAGGAAGCGTCAAACGTTACATCTGTTGCAGTGATAACCAAGTTAGTGAAGTTAACATCAATCAACCCCTCAAGAGTGTTAAAATTGATACCAGCTTCATCAGAAGTAATCATATACATTGTTCCCTCGTCAAACAATCTCTGGAAGTCGAAGCCTACCATAATTTTTGACGTTGTTGAGTCCGTTGCAAACCCATATTTTGGGTCAAACGAAGGATTGTCAACTGGGATTGGATATAACCCCCCATTCACCTCAGAACCAACTAAATCTCCGTTTACGTCAACGATGTAAACTCCGAAATCTACACAACGATTTCCTTGCAATTTCCCAAGCAATGTTGGACTTGAATCCTCTGCCCAAAGCTCTCCAGCAAATGAACGCTTACCTTGACGTAAGAATACCATACGACCAGAGTTAGCCTCCTCAAATTGAGAATCTGCCTTTGGTAATTCAACATTCTCGAACTGTGGTAATGGAAACCATCTTTTTGAAGCATCTGCTTCGTTGACTAAATCGTTCCACACTGGTAGTGGAGCATTTAAATCTATAAAATTCAACGTCCCATCTGATGCTCTCAATGGCACCATAATAAGCGTTGCAGTAACCGACTGAATCGGAATACAATTTGGTCTTCCAGTGTTGGATAAACCAGCGTCACAATTACAACCTAAACTCATTTTTTCTAAGTTTTATTTTTTCTTTGCACCAATATCGGTGACTAACATTTACAATTTTGTTTGAATTTCGTGAGAGTCAAGCGCAGCTCAACCCCAGATAAATTCGCATCCAATATGTTTTGGAACATTCCGTTATCCTTTTGAACCCCAAAGCGACTAAAGGACATCATTTCATAGTCCTCAATCGTTTGGTAAGCTCTGTTCCTTTTGACAGTTTCAATGAACTCCAGAACCAGTTGCTGCATTGGCCTTACGACTTGCTCTCTGTGGTCCTTTGTTTTGAAGTCCTTGATATTCGTTTCATCCAGAAAGAACATTCTGAGGTCAAATTCCCTCTCTCTCGTGTCCCCTCGTCCGTAAACTTTCTCTCTAGTCGTTTCAAGTAACCAGATAATTGGTGTTTTAGCCTTGACATCATTGGACATCTTTGTCCATTCCATATTAGTCGCCAGTTTCGTCCCAAACAAAAATGTTGGAACTGGCAGCTGAATAGTCCCCTCCATAACGTTCAGAGGATTTACAATTGGCTCTCCGAGTGCCCATTGGTCTGGTGAGATATCAACAATATTGTAGGATTCTGGTTGGTCAGTGCTCACAACTCTACCCTCTCGCAGCCATTTCGTCTGACAAATATCAGTACGTGACTCGCTGAGGTTATAAACCCCAGATATTGTTGTTTGCATTTGAGCAACTAGCCCCTCAATAAGCACTGAAACCTCTATCATAACCAGCTTGTTAGCATCTTATTAACCCCATTGAAATCCGTATAATCTAAGTCATTTGGATTTGCTACTATCCTCTCTTGAATAGCCCTCCAGGTTCTAACCCCATCATTGTACCGAGTGTAAATCTGAACGTGCAGAGTATTCGGTGTTTTTGAGTTTTCCCCAGATGGTTGAACAATCCCAATTGGAGTAGCGACTGATATGCTGTCTTTCAAGTACTCAAAGTAAATAAAAGCCATAAGCATATCTTTCATCCCGTTGGAAATTATAACCCTCCTAAAGACGTTTGAACCATTCCCAAAATAACCAACTTGGTTGAATGTCGAGATATCCATTGTGAAAGGTTCCTCAAGCTCAATAAAACGTTGTTGAGTAGAAGCTCCAGATAAGTCCAGCTGAGCCTCGTATACATCAAACAACTTTGCTCCCATAAGTTCAGCTAAATACTGTCGAGTATACCTTGCGATATAATCAACCAGCCTTGCCTCGTCATAGTTGCCAGTGCCTAATTCATATTTGCCATACTGATGAAAGTCTGATACTTCTACTGTCATAACGTCTTATTTTAATTTGACCAATTTTTTATTAATCAGAGCTCTTGCAACTACTCCAGATACTTTGTACTCCGTACCTTTAACTAGACCTCCCTTAGAGCTCGTAGAAATCACTTCGTACACCTTTGTGTCGATTAGTGTGACTGCTACTTCTTTCGTTGCTTCAGAAGCCTTATTTTGCGTTGTTGGTTTTTTAGTTGTTCCCATCTTATGAAAGATTAAAACAAAGCCCTAAGGCTCTGTCTATTATGGCAATAAAATAGTTGCGATATCCGTTGCAAATGTTCCCTTAACAAAAGCATTTACGTGGTTAGTTTTCACGTAAGAAACTGCACGAAGCTCACAAAGAACTGTCATTAAGTTTTTAGTAAAATCATCATTCACATAACCTACTTGAACATTCATCTCCTCACGCATTCTCAAATTAGCCTTAGTGAAATCACCTACCAAGTAAGTACCAGATGTAACCCCAGTGTTCTCTACAACTGGAATACCTTTAACTCTTGTAGTACCATCAGCAGCTACAAAGTACATTGGATAAACGTATTCACCAGTTGAACTCTTAGCAAGTTCCATAGCAGCAACGTCCTCTGGATTCAATAAAATAACATTCGCTTGGAAGTTAGCTGCTGCAATTTGTGCAATAGCAATACGTAAAACGTCTGAATTATTCGCAAAAGGAACTAATGCAATAAACTGTGCAGCTGGAGTGAATGGCTGTGCTACGTCAAGGACTCCAGAAAGGTTCTCACCAACGTTATCACCAGATAACAATTGCTCGTCCAATTTCAAGTCTACCAGTTCCATCAATTCACCATTGATTTCCCCTTGCATAAACGGAATATCTCCAATCATTTCCTTAGAAACTTTGATGAATGCAGTTACTTTTTTCACTCTCTCCGAACGCTCAACTAAATCAAAATCAATTTGATTCTTCAAAGCCCCCTCTGCCGTCATTCCAGCATCTCCAGATGGATTTGATTGCTCAATCCAAGTCACGAACTTAGAGCTTGTTCCTCTTGTGTTCATAATAGAACGCATAAAAGGTCTACGTCTTACAATTCGAGTAAAACCAGCCTCCAAATCTGACAAACCTACAACACCACCAGAGTAGTTGCCGTTGATTGTCATTGTGTCTGCCTTAACGTCTAGTGACATTAAACCACCTTTCTCAGCAATTGCCTTAATGCTGTCGATATTCTTTACAAATACGTCTGCAATCGTTTCTCCGATTGACTTACGAGATTGAACTTGCTTCTCTGTAGCCTCTTTTAAAGCTGCAATTTGCCCATCCAATTTCGCAATCTCAGATTTGATTGCGTCTGTTGATTCTGTACTTTCAACGCTAGTTTTTAGCAAAGCTAAATCCTCTTTCAATCCGTTGATTTCTTCTGACTTGGCGAAGCCAGTCGTCTTTTCTGCTAGGATTGAGTTCATTTTCTCAATCACTTGTTCTGGAGTCATTTCCATTTTTCTTGATTTTTGTTTATAAATTGTTAAAAACTTTATTCCAATCAAATGTCGAAAGCTTGTCCTCCGTTCCGGCTGAATGATTCTTTAAAATCGGTTCAGTGGATGCAAGGTCTAACATTCGTGCATTCAAAAATTTGAGCCTCATCTCCAGTTCAAATAAACGCTCGTCAGAGCCTTTACCATTTGCCAGAGCCTTAGCAATAATATCTATTTCTTGGCTGAGCTCAACTGCTCTCTCAACTCGGTTAAGAGATTTTGAAACGTCAACCACATTTGTGTATTCATTTGCGCCAAAAGTAACTGCAGAACCCTCCCAGAGCTTCACCTCAGAGATAAGGTAATAACCTCCAGCCTCCTTTGTAACGTCCTCAACCCAGCGTATTTTGTCAGCAATGTATTGAAAACCGATTGAATGCTCCTTGATAATACCATCAGCATAGTCCCTCATAGCGTCCTCACCGATTGTAGAAGTACCAAGTTGCCCAACTGCATAAAGGCCGTAACTATCCTCTGAGAGCTCCAGAAATTTACCTATTTGTTTCTCCCAGCTATGGTAACGTAAGAAAGCAATTTGTCTGTTGGAGCTAGAGTTTGGCCCTCGTTCCTCAATAGACTTTCTGAATGCACCCTTGACAATCATATCATTGTCGCTGTCGATATCATCGAACTTCGACAAGTATACTGCTACCTTTCGGCTCCCAGAGTCAAAGTCTTTCAACTCCAGATTGTGCCCCTTTAGCGAATATGTATTAAAAGCTTTTTTCATTTTGTGTGAGTTAATATTGCAAATATATTGTAATTTTGGTTCAAAACAACTGAAAATATGGCAAATAACTTTTTTTCATATTTCTTTGGAATAGATGGTGATTCTTA